GTGAATATTTTTTCTGTGTAAAAAAACTCTTTTGATTTTGGGATTTCTATTCCGTGATTTCGCATTGCTTCGGCGCGTGCGTGTGATGTTGTTGCGTTGCGTTGTTTGACTTCTTTGTGGCCTTTTAAGTTGTTGCATCGTGCACAGCATGGGGTCAGGTTGTCTAGTGAGTGGTCGCCGCCATTCATTAACGCAACGATGTGGTCAACTGTGTTGGCTGGTTTGCCACAGTAGTTGCAGCTGGGTTTGCCTTGCATGATGATTGCCCGGTTGCGTTTGTATTCGGGGTTGCTGTGTTCTTTACCCATTGCTACCGCGCGCTGGCGCGCTTGCTCTCATTTGTTTTGCATCAGGTTGCAAGGTGGGCTTGGGCTTTCGTTCGGTTTGTTAAGTGTATGTTATGTCAGCTTGTAATTCAAGACAAAGTGATGATGTTCTACCCATCGGGCTGCCTCAATCCGATTACCTTGCACATCTAGTCGATTATGTTTACGACTCGCCCCAACGCTTAGCCCGTTGCCTTTTGTGTTGCAGGTTTAGGGCGCGCCGGTCAAACGACGTTACCGTCGATTAGCCCCGTCACTTGCGACAGTGATACAGCCCGTGCTACTTGCCAGTTGTTTGAGTTTTACTTCTTATCAGACCACGCCATCAGAATGGTGCATAACACTGTTAGCGCTAATGCAAGCCAAACTGTGCGACTCATTTCTTTAGCCCATCTATTACGGCCGAGCACTGTCCAGCTGTTAAAGTCTCAACTACCACGTCATCAACTTGTAACAATCGGTGTATGTACTCAAGCAAATGCACATCATCCCAACCCTTACCGCGTGCCAATGATTTAAGAAACCCAATTTGTTTAGGTGTTGCGCTGCCATGACTGTCTGGTCGAGCCTGCACACTATTCACCCGGTTAACTTTTTCCATTTCTGTAGACGACGCGCGTTCGCCTGTGTGCCCAATTCGACTATTGCTAATTGCACGGCCAATAGCGCTTGTTTCACAATTCTCTAAAAACGATGTTTTGTTGACCGGACTATTGCCAAACACTTCCTCTGCATAACCAGTGGCAATGAGTCGGTCATCGTTGTTGTAGCACTCTGCACGCATGATGATGGTTGACCCGTCGTAGTGATGTATTGACGTGATGATGCGACCCTCTGGGTATTCTGACCACCAACGCACTAGACGTTGGGCAACTGTTTCGTACAACGATAAATCAAAATGCGCCATTGTGTGCCGCCAATTCTTTTGTAGCGGTTAATTCGCTCATTGACCAAAGCTGTGACTGTGGCACAAACCATGCAGGATTAGGTACATCTGTACGCCAGTAGCATTCGTGCTCGATTTCGTTGCTTAACATCCAGCCACGAAATGTGACTACATCGTATGTGTCGTTTACTGTTCCTAACACGTACACGCCTGCAGGGTTCGTTATTTTTTTTATGAGACATCCAGCGGTCAGCAATGTTGCTTTAATTTGGTAGCCCATGACGTCGGTGCTTAGTCGGTCATACGGTCTGTAACTAAATGGTACGCCCAGCCATTTGGCAAACGCTAATTCGGCTGTGTAACCAATTTTTGTTGTGCCAGCGGTATTTGGGTGCACAAAACTTTCGCGTTGTTTACGCAATCGTATTTGTGCTTCACACGTTGCAACAATGTTTAACACTTTGTTTTTGTCGTGCTGGTCAAGTCTGATTATTACCTGTTCACTGCCCATAGTTTCTCCTGCTCGTCGGTATAGGTTTGACTTTAGCACAAGCTTTTAAGCCAGGGTGACACCACAACACTTTTGTTGGGTTGGTTGCATGTCGAGTACCGGTCATGTTCAAACCGCATTTTCTACAGGGCTTTAATAACATTTATGGCCGCACGTAACACTGACGCATTAAAGCGCGTCTGCTCGTTTGCAATTGTCATGTTTGCTTCGTACATGATTGCCAGCTCATCAAGCAAAATGCTGTGGTCTACTGGTTCGGGGCGCGGTACATGGTTTGGGCGCACAATTTCGTCAATCATGTTTGTAAACACTTTGCCCATTTTGTCGCTGTAGTTATCTGGATACATTTGTCGGGTCTCCTCTGTAATGCCGGGTTCGGGATATGGAATGTCGGTCATGGGTTGGGCAGCGCCCATGCCGACCAGCCAACCTTATACCATAGGTGTAACGCGGCACGGATATTTACATCTGGGTTATATAAATCATCAAGTTTTTTGATGTAACCGTTTTTGATTAGCCATGTTTGGTGCACGCCGTTTATTTGGAATAGTCCTCGACTGCCGTTGTTGCTATCAGCTGCGTTTAGGGCTGTTGGTACGCATCGGCTTTCGCGTTGCATGACACGTAAAATCATTGGTGACTCGGTAATTGGCCAGCCAGCCAAAATGGCATCGTTTAAGTATTCCATGCAACCCTTGTATGGCAGCGTGGTGGTTGGTGCAACGGTTGGCAGCGTAGGCACAACGCTGTTTAGCACAATGGTTATTTGTCCTGTGGTCTGTAGATGGCTCTCAGACGGCTTACTAGCATCCCAGAGCAACGTAAACGCCGCTAAGCCAGTAATGAACCATGCGCCTATTTTGATGCTTAAAAACGTCATTTTTTCTCCAATTGGTATGGGGTGCCCCAGCTGTCGCCAATCGCATTTTTGAACGCAATTTGCGCGTGTAGCACTTTGTCTGTTTCAGGGTCACGAAATATCTGTACGAGCACCATCTGTTCGGTGTCTAAATGTGTGGTGTAAACCTCGTACACATAAGTTTTGGCGTCTGCCATTTGCGTCTCCAATCGTCGGTTCAACGACCATAGAGCATCACTGTGGCAATTCGGTGAATACTCTCTGAAACGCTTGTTTTACAAGGTTTGGCTGGTCTGCCATTTGTGGGTTTATCTCGACGTGCAGCCAATCTCCACCGGGTGCGCCGTGTATTTCTGGCTTGCTGTACGACTTCCACGCTTGACGGTCACAACGCCAACCACGCCCAAATGCTTTAGGAAAGTAGTCAAGTACACACTCAACACCTAATTCGTTTGCGTTGGCTAACACAATGTTAATAAACGTAATAGTTGCTTTACGGTTTGCTGTTGGCTGTTTCTCTGACGGCCTGTACGACAAGTCAACTGCTCGACCAGTGGCATGCACAGATAATGAACCAGGCGTGCCGCGCATATCTCTTATGCCCCAACTGCCGTTATTCCAAAATGCGCCTGCACCATGTTTGATGGCTTGCCTAATCCATTCATCCATGCCTGCACGTGGGCCTGCGGCTGCACCGTCACTGTTGCCCGTGTACGGCTTAGACCCGATGACTTTAGGGTTGGCTGGTAATACTGCCATCATCAGGTTTTCGTTTAAGACCGTTAGCGGCAACTAAACCAGACAATGTGCCGGTCATAAAAATTGAAAGCGTTTTAAGTAAATCTATAAACGCTGCGTCATTTGGCGATTGCTCTACCGGTTGGTCAACAAATCCTAAAAAGTAAACAAAACCAATAACGGTGACAGCAAATGTTATTGCGATTGTGCACGCGACAAACACAATCATGCGTGCGTGTAGGTAGTCAATTTCTGAACGGTCTTTAGCCATTGCTGACTCTTTCGCATTGAGTGATAGTCGAGCATCGTGTCAACGCGCTGTTGCGTGTTTTATGTGGTGCGTTCACTCGTGTTGTTTCGCACGCGGTCAGGACAAATGCAAGCATGACGCTAGCCAAGTAGTAGCGCGACTTCATCGGCTGTAATTCCTAGCCTGTCAAGTACGGCCTGTCGAGCAGTGGCTTTGTCGGCTTGCGCTTGCTGTTGTGCTTTGTTAGCAATTACATCTAATTCGTATTGTGCAAACTCTGCGTCAGTCATTTCACGCGCTTCGTGCCCGTCTTGAATAGTTGGTTTAACTGTTGTTGTAGCCATAAACGGCGTACCTTCCTGTCATATTTGAGCCACTAATAAAACTCAATGCGTCAAACGATGTTGTAGCCGTAAATGAACCGCCACCAGATAATGGAGATGCAACACCAGACCCAGCAGATTTACCAAAACTTGTCATTGTAAATCTTGTTCTTTCTGTTGCTTGTGGATTATAAATATCTATGCCTAACCCAACACCAGTTGTAAGCCCATAAGTCATAATGGCTGAGGTTTGCCCTGTTGCCTGTATACCGTTTAATGTGCCGCCTACGGTGTAACCAATAATTGAGTACTCGTAGTTAGCAGTCGTGTTATCTGTACCGCTAACTCTCATACGCATAGTCAATGAGTCATCTGCCGAGAACGCTGTTGCCACAAAAACTATGCGATAGTTTGTGTATGTACTTGTAAAAGTTGAGGCAGGCAAACTGACTGTTGCTGATGCGCTAAATGTTGTGCCAGTAATAAAAGTTAGACCGCCAGCCGATGCAGGCCCGACAGTAGCCCACGCCGCGCCATCGTAATACTGCACAATGTTGCTTGCCTCGATGTAACAAAGTTGACCCTCTGCTAATGCTTTGTTACTGCCACCAAACGCGGCATCACGAGTCACGGTGGTAGCAAACACTGGTACGCCTGTGCCTGCGCTAGCGTTTTGCTGTGCGGCAGTCAGCACGGTATTTGCCACAAACAACGGAACGGTGGTCTGCGTATTTGCCATAGTCGTACTTTATCCTATGCCAGCGCGTTGGTGGTAGATAGCACACCAAACGTAATGTCATCTAAAATAAAGTCATTAAGAATGGTGGTCGGTGACGTCCACAAGCTCATGCGGTGCCCGGTGTTCATGTCAATTACGTGGTCAATGCCTTCAACTGATAAATCCTGTGTAACGGTGGTAGGCGTACCGCTGGTAAACGATTTTGTGATGGTGACGGTTTGCCCAATTTCTATGGGTGCTAACGCCGTTTTTTGGGCATCGGTCAAGCTGGCAAATGTGGTTGACACGTTGGTAAAACGGGGTTTAGGAATTGGATAAAGCAAGTAACTGGCCAGTGTGGCAGCTTGCGCGTCGCTCGATAACAAACTGTCTGTAATCGCTTCAGTTTGCTTAAAATACTGGCTAATTGAGTCTGCATCGCTGGCGTTTTGTAGTGTTCCGCCAGACTCAATAGTGATGTTGCTGTTGTTAATAACCGATTGCTGGTCAAATTCCACCACAATGTTGTCGTATGGCGTGGCGGTATTTGTGTCGTTAAAAATCACGGTTGGTGCTGCCAGTGTGGTGCCAATGCGTGGCTGGGCGGTCAGCACGTTTGTACGGCTGCAAAAAATGCGGCCCTGTTCGGCCTGTTGTATGCGGTTTAGATAGGCGTTTACGTTTGTGCCACTAGCGATGGTGTAAGCCCCCAGCGTGGCTGTGGGGCTGGCTGTAAGTGATGTGGTGCCTGTGTAGTTTGCGGCTGTCAAAACGGCTGTAATGCGTGCTGACGAGGTTTGGCTACTGGTAGCCGTAGACGGCAAACTGCCTTGTGAAAGCACATAAATGTCGTCGGCAGCAAATATCTGGTAACTGGTTAAACCGCCCAAATTGTATTGCTGGTTATAGGTTGTCACTCGACCAGTGAACAAATATTCGCCGTTACGGCTTAAACGGATTTGACGCAACGGCGCTAAACCCGGCTGTTCAGTCAACGTGTTGTAATACGCGCTAGATGTGTTTAACGGGTCATAGGCACGGTTAGTGTTCGGCACGCTAATGCTGACCGACATTGTGCCGGGGCCAAACACGTCTAACGGTTTATGTCGCCCTCGACTAATACCAATGTTTTGCACAACGGGCGTGATGTCCACATAATCGGTGCCATCGCCGTCAAGCACAGCTGTACCGTTCAATGTTGAGTCATCTAAGTAAAACGCTGACGAGTCGTAACCCGTAGACAATTCCAGCAAATAGGTGCCGCCAGTGACAAGTGTTGTTGCAGCCATTTATCTGATTGCCAAATTAAGTGGCCCGTAAACTTGTGTGTATTGCGTTAGCGCGTCAACTACAGATTGACCGATTTGCGCACTGGTTGAAATACCGCCAGTTACGTTAATGGTTACGTCTGGTCGGTTTGCCATTCGGTCTTGAATGCCACCGACATAGCCAATTGGGCCGTTAACGGGCGCGTATGACGGGCCTTGCGTACCGCCGCCACCACCGCCACCGACGCTTGGCAACGGTGCAGTCAATGTTGGCATTGTTGGTGCTGTAGACAAAATGTCGCCCACCCCACCGTTACGAGCTGCACCACCGCTCGATGCTGCACCACTGCCACTGCCACCACCAATAGTTGGCAAATTTATGTTCGGCAATTTCGGTATATCGCTAAACGGGTTAATCAGGTTCATGCCGTCAATCACCATGTTTATGGTGTTAATCCATGCGTTAGCAAAAAACTCAAACCCTGTAATAAGACCGTTTAGGACGCCGTTGACAATGGTTCTAAATGTCTCAAATTTGTTGTATGCGTAAACGATGCCGACAACAAGTGCGGCTACGCCTGCAGCAATAGCGGTAAATGGGTTCAATGACATCGCAAAGTTGACTGCCAAAATGGCTACCGATATTGCGGTGATTGCGCCGGCAATAGCCAGGAATGCTTGTGGGTTTTTTTGTGCCCAGTCAGCAAACTTTTGTAGCACTGGTAGCACTTTTTCAACAACTGGTAACAGGGCTGCACCGATTGACTCTTGCGTTTCGTCCAATGAATTTTTAAGTATCTTGAATTTGCCTGCAGCGGTATTTGCTGCGGTTGCGGCTGCACCACCAAACGTACCGCCAAGTACATTCATCACTTCATCAAGTGACGCACCATCTTTAATCATCGCTTTAATTTCTGGCGATAACGCTTGCAGGCCTTTCATGTTGCCGCCGTACGCTTTAGCGAGCGCGTCTGAAACTTCGCCCAATGACTTACCAGAGCCGATGGCAATGTCCTGTGCCAATGTCAACGCTGTGGTAGCGGTCTCAACGTCTTTAGTGCCCGTGACAAGCACTGCTAACGCTGGGCGCAATTCGCTGTCTGCCGTACCAGTAGCCCTCGACATGCTCGCTATCATTTCCTCGCTGGCAGCAACTTGGGCTTTTGTAGCACCCGTAACATTTTCTAAAGTCAACGCCAACTGTGCTTGTTGGGCTTCGTCCTCTGCGGCAGCTTTAACAGCCAACGTCAATGCAGCAGTGACCGCACCCAACGCTGCAGCTGCAGGAATAGCGGCTTTCTTAATTAAAAAATGGGCTTTTTCGCCGGCTGTTTCTAACTGGTTAAAATCTTTGATTGCGCGGTCAAGGGCTTTGCCGTCGTATTCCGCAATGATTGGTATAGACAGCATTACAGCTCTTGCCTGACCACTCGCGCCGTGTCCAAAATCATCTTTTTCATTGGTTCCTCAATCGCTCTACGCGCCTTGTAAACAGCTGGCCCGATAAGTCGAGTGCGCCCAGCACCTACAAACCCTAACGCATCACCAAGTTTGTTTGCGTTCGCTCGACCAGCGGTCTCAAAAATTGCGGTAGCAGGGTCTTTTTGCTCAATAAGAATTACGCCTACAGCGTTGCGCCGAGTGTCAATGCGTAACTTTACGCCGTTCTTTGCTTTGCTTACCGTAAACGGAAACAATTTACGATTATTGCTAGTCCAAGCGTATTTCATACCAGACAACGGCAAATCGCTGTAAACGTCTTTTGCTGCTTGAATTGCTGGCGCGGCTATTTCGTTAGCTTGCGCTCTAAAATCCTTTTGCAACTGTGGGTCAATTTTGCGTAACGCATTTATCGTGTCCTTGACCCCAACAACTGTGATAGTGGTACTGACCGACATTGTTACCTCTGGTTACGCGTTTCTAATATCGTAATCACAGTTGTTAAGTCGCGTGTGTCAAACTCAATTTGCGTCGGCCACCACCCTACTGCAACCAGCATTTGTGCTAGTTGGTGTCGGTAGGTGCCAACGCCGTAGGGTTTGGGTTTGTCTCGTCAACGGAAGTCAAATCCATATCCGGGTGCTGTTTAACCCATTCACGCCAATTGTCCGGTACAGGGTCGCCAGCAAGTTTGCACAGATGATAAGCCCAGCAAGCCAAATCGCTGTAACCAATACCTTTACCGTCAGAAACTTTACGGTTTTCAGTCTTTTCCCATTCACATACCACAAACATATTTGTGGTCATGGTGCGTGCGCCTCGACCGTCTTGCAAATCCAATTCTAATTTAACTTTCATCATGCCTCTTTCGTGTCGGGCCGTTGTCGGCTCTGATTATGCTACTGCGACGCTGTAAACCCCACCTTGAAACGTGATGCCACCGCACACGTCGAGAGCGCCCAGCGATGAAACCACCAACGGCAATGTGCCCATGAACGCGCCCGTTAGGGTGTGCTCTGGGTTGGTTGCTGATGTTGCGGCGCTTGTTGGTTTGATTTTGACAGTCACAGCTGTGCCAACAAGTGACTTGAGTGTCGCATAAGTTTGCGACGCTGCATAACTGTTGTACAAGTCAACGACCAATGATGAGTTTTCCAAACCGCCCACGAACGTGCGAGCCGTGTTTGACATGTTCGTTGACTCCAGAGCATCAAATGTGCGTGTGAGATTTGCGCTTGAACATTCGCCCGTCAAGTCGACGCTATTGATTGTGACTACGGCGTTAGATAAAAATGTGGATGTGCTTGCCATGTGGGTTACTCCTCGTTGGTGTCTGTAATAGTTTTATCAGATTTGATGGCTTTAGATGTGGATTTGATGAAACCGCCTTCAATGAGCGCTTCCACGTTTATGCCGTCATCTGGTACAAACTCTGTGCCCACTTCGCCGACGGCCTCGTTAAGAATGGTGTATTTCATGCGGTTTGTGCCTGAATGTTCATAGTTAAATCGTAACACGGGAATGATGCGCCACCGATTTCTAATGTGCCGGGTTGACCAGACAAAATGGCTACGCCTGCAGCCAACACTGTTGCAGTGATAGCGAGAATGTCACGCAACACTGGTAGCCCAGCTGGGCCTGACCCCACAATTTTGATTGGAAATTGCATGGTCACAATGTTGCCGTTGCCACCAAACGTGGTGAAACTTGGTGCTTGTAGGAACACACAATTAGGCACCAATTTGGTTGGGTCAGTGACCACACGCAAACCGCTAACTGCTGTCAGCGTGGTGCTGATGTCGTCTATGGCTTCGTTGAGTAAATCGGTGTAAGCCATTAAGCAACCGCTGGTCGAGGGATGCCCAACAATTGCTTAACTATCGGTGTCAACGACTGTTGGGTTGGTGTGCCCATTGTGTCAAACGCTGCGAACGCGGTTTCTATTGACCCTCGACTACGCCACAAAGCTGCACCATACATAAGCGTTCCCAATGTTGCATCAGCGCCGGGCGATGTGCTTAATGCGTCGTGGTAGCCAGACTCTTGCCTGCGACGATAACAAAACAAGTTTGCTGCGTTTGTGGCTTGTGTGGCCAGCGTATAATCGTCTGACGGGTTTGTGATGGTCACGCCCAAAAATGTGATTAAAGCGGCAACGGTAATCCATGTGCAGGTTTGCGTGTATTCCACTGACCCGTCGTAAGTAACAACATATTGAACATTTGACCCGGTAGCCGCATAAATAATTTGGTTGGGTCTTGGCACATTGACATCAAACTGAAATTCGCCTGTAGTTGAGTCAACGCCAGTGAATTCGTATTGGGGCATGTCAAGCACTTTGAATGTGCCGTTAAACGGCGCACCCAAAGCGCTAACAGTGATGTTTTCGCCAATGGTAATTTCTGTTGGTTCTAACGTGCTAATGCACGCGTAGTTAGAAATCAGTTGCTTACTGGCTGTTGTGTAATACGACATGGCGGTTACGCCGCCTCTCGACTAGGCCTGTGTGATTTTTTGAATCATGTTGGCGTTTGCTTTGAATGTGCAGAAGTAGCCGTGTGTGCTAATTCCACGAGTCAAAGTAGACGGATTGTCAACAGACAAAATGCCCTTCTGTTCCTCATAAATTTCAAAGCCGATGTCTTTCATGATGACCATTGTCTTGGTGCTGAAGTTGTTGTCTACAACCATTTGCAAACCAAGTGGGCCAGTGTTAGTCCATGAAGTAACCGATGCTTGACCAAGTGTGTTCTGTCCAGCAAGTCCTGGTCCATTGACGTAACCAAAGATTGGTCGGCCAGCGGTGTCAACGAGCTGTTGAATGGCGCCCCATGTGTCTGGGCTGACAAACATGTGCGTTGGCAAATAGTTTGTTGCGTTCAGTGTCACGATTGCTGCGTCATAGATTGACTTCAACAAGTCGGTTACTGACAAGTCCCAAACGCCTGCCGATGTTGCAGCGGTCAACAAGTTGTCTGCTGCTTCGTTGTCGGTGGCAATCATGTATTCGCCAAGCATGTCGTTGATAACGATTTGTAGTGCTGCTGGGTCTGTGAAGTCGATGGTCTGGTAGCTGATGTTTTGGTATGCAGCAAATGTCTTTTTTGTGACCGTGTTGTTTGCAACAACCATTGTGGTTGCTGACGCGGCTGCACCTTCGGTTTGTGATGCTGCAGTTGTGTGCGTTGTAATTGTTGGACGGTTGAAAGTTGACGATGGTGTCGATGGCATTGCACGTGCACCCAAAGCGTTTACAACTGGTCGCATGAAATTCAAATCTTGAAATACTGGGCCCAACTCAACTTGTGTTAAGAGACCCGGCACGCTTGTCAAAAATTCATCGCCTGCAGCTGCTTTAACTGATGGCACTTTGTGGTAATCGTTGTAATCCTTGAAGTTTTGTTGTGCCTTCACCCAAGTGTCGCCACCCTGATGGAATGACGCAATGTAATCCCAACGTGACATCAAGCGTGGCTCGCGCTTCACTGATGCAGTGATTGGTTCGGTTGGGATGATGACTTCTGGTGCTGCTACTTCGCTCATGGCTTCTGTCTCCTGTGTAGGTTCTGTCTCAATAGTACTTATTTCTGGCTCGTCTTGGTGGATACTCGCCGCCACTTGTGTGATGACGCTGCCTTCAAATGCTGGTTGGCTGACCAACGATAATTCTTGCCATTTGGCTGACTCGATTACCATGACGCCGTTGTCGTCGTGCCATTTGACTGGTTGCACCCCAACTGACACTGCGTCAATGGTGCCGTCGCTAGCCAAAATCATTGCTTCATCGCCCAAACGGGTTGCCGACACTTTTGCCACAAACAGCATTGCGTCTGGCGTGTCAAGGCGTTCGGTCACTTGACCAATGATTTGGGTTGAGTCATGCTGCATGTAAAGCTTCGGGTTTTTTCCTTCGGCTGACAATGAGCCGGGCATAAAACGCACTTGTGTGCCGTCTGAAACTGTGGCTGTTTTGCCGTACTCGACTGCTACGCCAGAGATTTGACGGCGCGGTGCGTCGCCAGCTGCAGCGTCAACAGTAAACGTGGTTTCTGGTATAAGTCTAATCATGATGGTGATGTTACTCCCATAGGTGTAGCCATGTCTGGCATTTGTGGTCGTACGTATTCGTTTTGCAAATAATCCTCATAGTCAAACTCGACGTAGGTGCCGTTTGGTAGCACGTTGTTTTGGCTAAGGGTTGACGTAATGCACTCGGCGTACGCTTTGGCGCCAAATGTCCACAAATCGGCGCGTGCACCGTCGTTGCTTACATACGAATATGAGCCGACGTCACAGCCAACTAAGTAAAACGGTACGTTGCAGATGCGTGCCATTTCTTTGGCTTGGAATTCGGCAGAGTCAATTAACAGCATTTTGTCTGGGCTGGTAGCGGTTTCGGTGTATGTCAAATACTCGTTTAGTGCTGCCGTCTGATTGGTGGCGCGTGCTGCGTTAAACGCTGACGCTAAATCGGCTAATTCTTGACCCGATAGTGGTTCGCCGCCAGTTTGTTTTAGTACGCCGGCTGGGATTGACGACGCGCTATTGCGGTAGCGTGCGGCTTCAAGTTTTAGGGCTGTGCCAACTGATTGGGTTGACATTGACGTAATGCCTTGAATAGGCGACAAGAATTGCACGACGTTATTTGCGTCAAGTTGATTGCCGTTAAAATAAATTTCTTTTGATGGGCCAAACCAGACTGGGCCTGTCATGTCGGTAGTGCTAATACTCCCCATTGGTAAACGTTGGAATGACGCTGGAAAACCGTCGGCTGTGCGACTGGTTATGTACCACATGCTTCTACCGTAGAAAAATAAATCGTCAAATGTCCATGACAAAATAAAGTTGTTTGGTACGGCTGGGTCAATTCGTCGCAACCAACTGCGTGGCGCTAACGGCATTTTTTCCATTGAGTCGCCATTCCACATTTCGTTGTACATCTGCAAACTCATGCAACCAATAACTGATGCGATTAAGTCGCGTGCTCGACTAATGGTTGGCACACTCATGCAACGGTTACGCGCTTCGCCTTCCGTAAAATTGTAATACGACGCTAAAGCTTGGTTAACGCTGCCACCAGATGCGGCCGCTTTGGCTGGCGGTGGCGAAACAGCTGCCTTAGTAACTAGACGGTTAAAAATGGCCATGTTCTTAGTGTGTCACAGTCTGTTGGGTTTGTGGTGGCATCGGCCCGGTATGCAGTGCGGTATCCCGACGATAAGCAGGCCATCGAGCCGACGCCAACATGAGCATAGTGGTTATACGACAACGAGCATTGGTTTACCAGATGACGTTGGGCGACTGGTCATTGCTGCAGCCCAAACCATGCACCGCGCTAACTCAATAGGGCCCGGTGAGCGTTGACTGGATAGCGCAATACTGTTTTGGCTGCGTACCGCTACTGCGCGTGCGACGTGTTCGGCAAGTTGGTTTGAGCCGTCGTGCCATAACAGTTTTTCGTTTATCATGTTGCGGACTGATGGCGTAAATTTTAAGATTTCGCCGTAGCCGACAATGACGCGCCGACGCTCTAGGGATAGCGGCCAGTGGTTGTCTACGGTTGGTGTGATAGCAAATTTGATTGCAGGGTTAGCGCATAGGCGCTCGACGTGGCTTAACATTTCGCTAAATGTGTCTGCAACAAACTCGACGGTTGCCACTGTGCGGCGGTCTGGTAGAGCTACGCACCTAACGGCAAAATAGCGTGTGTCGTCCAAACTGGTTTCTATGGCTACGGTGCCGCCCTCTGGTAGCTCACCGTCATACAGCAACGCTGGCCATTGTCCTGGCTGTATCCATGATTTGTCGCTGGCAACCCACAAGTTGCATGACGCCCGTAGAAACGCGGCACGGTCAGGGTTTTCAGACTCGGCCAGCAACGTGGCAGCGGTTAAAGTTATCCCTAGTGCAGGGTTGCCGTATGCCCATGCGGCTGGGCTCATTGGGTCAAGCTCTGGCGGTGGCGACCATTCAGCAAAATAAAATGATGCGTTTTTGCCCGTGTCAATTGCCCGTAATCCCTGCTCACGCCAACGCAACATTGCCGTGCTGGCTTCCGTGCCGGCTGTAGACCACATCGAGAGCAATGGTGAAACTTGTGCACGTTGAGCCGGCAACAAACCGCCGTCAATTACTTCGCGCGAAATATCCCACATCTCATCAGCCACGACCAGTGACGGTGACGTGCCGTGACCCACAGAATTGTTAGCTGCACGCACCAACCAAGTAGACCCGTCTGGCATTGTCACTCGATTACGGCCGTATGACTTCATCAGTGTGGCGTTAAAACGGCTTTCCAAAATAGGTGCCAATTCGTCAAACAACATAACCGCTAAATCCAGACGATGCGCCGTTGATAACACGGTCTGTTTTTTGCCACGCACTTTAGGCATCTCTGTGAGCCACCAACCAACCAGCGCCATTAGAGCTGTTGTCTTACCGCACTGTCTAGCAGTAGAAACCAACGACACACGGTTCACCAATTCAAAATTGCTGTCATAAAGCAGCTGACCGTCAAGCGCGGTGTACTGCCAATCCATTAACTCCACACCCATATATTCCCTGCACCATTCCCTAACTTGCGGCGCAAACGAACCGGCACAGTCTGGCCTCGACGTTTCCAATCTTGGCTGAGCACGGCCAGTTACCGCCAATCCTGGCTGATTAGGGCCAGTTGGGATAGACAAGACTTGGGTCGGG